TAATAGTTCATTAAGATTAAATGTAAGATTATCTCTTAATTCACCCATCTTTTATCACCTCTTGATAAAATCTTATCACGAAAAATTAAGAAAGTAAAGATAAAAATTAAGAATTTCTTAATTTTATTTTTAAAAAGCTGTTGACAATTTAGAAAAACTGAATTATAATAACAGTAAATTAAGAATTTCTTAATTATTATTTGCAGAGGTGATATTTTTGGTAAGAGAAGCTATAAAACAGTATTTAATTAGCAATGGTATTAAACAATCATATCTTGCTGAAAAAATAGGAATGAGTGCACCAACTTTAAGTGCATTATTAAACGGAAAAAGAAGTTTTGAAATTGAAGAATATGTAAATATTTGCAAAGTTTTAAAACTTCCATATGACTTTTTTATGCCAATTAAAGCATAGAAATAGAATAAATCAGGGAAAAGAGGTACTAAAATGAAAGCTTATGTAGCTTACAGAAACGCAGACGGTAGCTTTGGAGAACTAGAGCCACTTAACAAGGAAGCAAAAGAACAAGAGAAAACTTTCAGCGAAAAGGAAACTGATGCTTTTGCTCACATTGTACTTGAAGCAATGCTCAGAAACAAAGATAAGGTTAAATCATGAAACTAAAGATTAACTTTATCAACAGGACAAGCCGTACAGCAGTAAATGTTAGAGAAGCCTATGTGCTTGGTAATCTTTTGGTTATCAAGCACATCAACGGCAGAAGAACATTTATTGACTATCACTCTATTAAGAGAGTAAGAAAATTAAAGTAAAAGATAAGGAAAAGGTGGAAAATATGAATATTTCAATTTCAACATTAGTTATTATGGCAGTGGTATTTATTGTACTTATTTTAAGCATTGTGCTTTTGACAGGAAAAGTTGTAGCCTACCACAAGGCTTATGAAGATTTGCTTAATAGAAGCAAAAATTATTTGAATTTGTCAAAGAACTGTAACAAAACATCTGAGACAATTATTCAGCAAAACAAAGACCTTCTTAATGAGCGTGAAATGTACAGAGCACAACTAAGAAGTTTAACAACTTCTGCAGAACAGTTACATCAAGACAACTTTAAGTTGAGAAAAGAGATTAGAGAAGTTAAAGATATAAACAAAAAGCTAGTTAGTTCTGATAGTTGCAAGGCTTTAAAAAAGCTCAATACAAAATACGAAAGCTTGAGATTTGATTTTTTTGACATCAAATTATTCCTATCTCGTATGTGGACTTGGAAAGATGAAGAACTACAGAACATGGCAAAACCATATATCATTGACATTTACGATAAATACAGCAGTGAGTTTCAGAAGTTTTGTAATGAAAGAAATTCCGAAGGCGAAACTAATTTAGAAGTGATAGAAGATTGTCTTAATGAAATCGAAAAGGATTTCGCTTTCTCAAAGAAGAATGGTGAAACAAATGAAGAAGATTAAGATTGTTGGATTTATTGTTGTAACTGTTGCAACTTATGTTGTTTCGCTGATTTATGGTATCACATTAACTGCCAAGAATGGTGGTCTGATGTTGCTACCGGTGCTTTACTTCTGCTTAGTGTATGTAGTACCTCATATGGTTAGTAACTACATATCAGAGTGGAAAGAAATCATCAATGACGGTGAAGTATGCTTTACAAAAGGTGAAAAGTACCGTAGATGGTTTGAAGAAGCCACCGGTGAAGAGGTTGAAAGACTAGAAACAAGTCTTGAAGGTGAAGAAGTATCTGATAGCAAGTTACAGGCAAGTTACAGGCAAGTTAAAGAGAGGTGTAATAATGGATAAGTTTAATCAGCTAGAAAGTCTTGATAAGTTAGCATACACATTTGCTAACACAGACAAGATGATGATGTCATCATTACATTTTGAAGAGAGGGCATATGTAACTACCCTTGCTAGTCTGTATATGATGTACGATTTAGTAGGTGTACATATCAAAGATAAGGTAGTTAAGATTAAGCAAGATGCTTTGAAAGACTACAGAACTATACATAGTGAATTGTATTTCGAAAGACTAAGTTATCAGCAGTGGCAACAGTCAATTAAAGCTACTGAAAGACAGACTAGAGAACTCACAGAAGTTCTTAAAAGTGGTGACTTGCAGAAGTCACTAGAACTGGCACTAGAAGTTATAGATACATTATTGAAAGAAAACACGCTAGCTAATATGTACAGAGCAGTGATGCAAAGTGCTGTTACTGATGATGAAATAGATACAGCAGTAAAAAACTATGCTGTTGAGCATAATCTTGAATTGGATAGTAAAGAGATAGAGAAGATAGTATATAGGTTTATCACAAGTCTAGGTACATCAGAAGATTTACTTTGCTTTAAATCTATGACAAAAGAAGAGATAGAGGAATTTTCAAAAAGACTTCCGGATAGAAAAGTGGAAGGTATAAAAACAGAAGTATCCGAAGAATACTTAAAAGCACTGTCAGCAAGTTAGCTGACAGTTGCATATGGGATTGTTGAATAACCGGTAATTCATCAGATGAACCGTTCGTGTCTGATATGTAAGTTCAAGTCTTACCAATCCCACAACCACCTCTGCAAGTTACTTACTAAAATCAATTTAAGTGTATCTCCTAAGTTCTAAGATAGAAAATCCTTCACGCAGAGGTTTATGCAACAAAGGAGAAGGTTACTACATATTCGTAGTACCTTTGTTGCTATAAGAAAAATGGAACTGTAGCATAAGTAATGCGATTAGATCATCCGTACAGTCTAATTATATAGGTGCAATTCCTATCAGTTCTAACATCTCCGTCTGCAGTTTCTATTATTATTTAATTTCTGACCTTTTCATAAAATATTTTTAGACAAAATTAAATTAGTTTTTCTTCAGTAAAAAAAGTTATTAACAAAATTAAAGTCCTTCACGCAGACGGACCTTGAAGCAACGCAAGACTAGGCCAAGGAGAAGGCTACTGTATAGTACCTTGGCCATATATGAGGTTTTAGTTTAGGGAAAACACTCCATAAAAAGTTTTCGGTGTCTCGAACTGGAGAGAGCTGGATCATGCCCAGCAAACCTCGCAAAATCTTGATAAGATGTTGTGACTGAAAATTATGGACGTTGTTCAGTCACAATATCCAACAGTAGTACAAGTAGTACAGCAGTACCCTGGCTGCTAATCTAGGTTCAACTCCTAGCTGTTGGTGGTTATTTACTCATTTTTTATATTGTTTGTCGGTGGTACAGAAATGTGCCACCAAATCTGCAGTAGCCGTTGGGGTTTAGCAAGTTCAATTCTTGCCTACTGCTAGTACAGTAGTGGCGATTGTACCACACTCTTTTCTTATCTTTGTTAGACCCTATTCATCAATAATGGATAGGGTCAAAGTCAAAGGAAATTTAATATGAAGATTGAAAAATGTAACAAATATAGAAACAACAAAGTCACCTATGACGGAATAATATTTGATAGCAAAAAAGAAGCTCAGAGATACGCTGAACTAAAAATGCTGGAAAGAGTAGGAAAAATCAAGGAACTAAAAAGACAAGTTCCTTTCACTCTGATACCAAAGATTTGCGACCAAAACGGCAAGTGTATACAGAGAGCTTGCAAGTATTATGCTGACTTTGTATATATGCTAAATGGAAAACTTGTAGTTGAAGACACCAAAGGTGTCCGAACTGCAGAATATAAAATCAAAAAGAAACTGATGTTATATCAACATAACATCATTATCAAAGAAATATAGGAGTGTGCATAATGGATATAAAGAAAATTATCAATCTATGCAAACAAAATAAGAGCTTTGGCTCTATAATTGATGATGACGGTTTGCAATGGCTCGGTGATGGATGGTCATTTTATCAGTTACCTAAAGACACACCATTTCTTGCAGCAGAAAATATAAGTGCTTTATATGGCATTGATAAAGAAAAAATGAATAATGAATATTTATTTAAAGAACTTGATGTAGATGAATATTTAACATCAGATATATGTGAAAATGAAGAACAATTAAGAGAAATATATATCAAAGTTAATTTCAAAGGTATGGAACTCATGCCTTTTGCATCAAGAAATGGATTAATCTTAATTGATACTAAGTATTTGAAACCACTTAATTTGAAGGATTATGAAATGTACTTTATGCTACGAAAAGACAAAGTGGTTATAAAAGAAGGTATGTTCGTTATTGCATATATAACACCTTTTGACTTAAATACTAATGAAGAATTTACAAAGCAACTCTCGGAACTGTATAAACAAAATTCAATTAGCAGAGAAAATGAATTTTTAAAGAATAAAAATTTTGATGAAATGGAAGGTGTAAATGATGTTTGCCATAACTGAAGAAGAAGTAAAGGCACTTTTTGAAAAAGAATTGGAAAGTGCAAATAAGGTGAATGCACAGTTTAGTTCTTCACATGAAGCTTATGCCGTGGTGTTAGAAGAAATTGAAGAAGCAAAAGAATGTTTCTACAATATACAAACATTAATTGAAGATTTCTGGCATGGAACAAAAACAAATAATTTTGACGAAAAAATTATGGCTACTGGTAGACTAGAAACTAACACTATTGCACTTATTAGAGAAGCTGTGCAAATTGGTGCTATGTGTGAGAAACTATTTGGATTTCTAAAGGAGTAGTATATGGGAAGAAAATCATGTGAAGGTTGTCGCTACTATAAGGACGGTAACGGTTCTCGTAACAAGAGAAGTGATAGATTTTGTCACTATATGATTGAAACTGATAGGCCACGAAACTGTGACCCGGCAAAGTGCGACAAAAAGATAATTGATGAACCGTATCCTTATTGCAAGAGAAGAAAATGAATAAATTATTTCCAGTTATTCTTATAGCACTTCAATTTCTTGCTTGCATAGGCTATGTAATAAGTAAGGATTATAAAATGGCTATCTATTGGTTATCAGCCGGTGTTTTAAATATTTGCGTGACTTTTTAGTTCGCAGAAAGGAAAGTAAAAATGGATAATATTCTTGTACTAAAAGATATTAGGGATAAGTCAAGAAAAAAGGTTGATGATTTTGTAAATAACTATGCCGGTAATGGTGATGAACAGTTACTATTCAATTTTCTTATAGAGCTTGAAACTTACTATGGTCTCTGTATTTGTGAACGTGATGTAAACAAAATTACAAATCATAAAAGAGATTATGATTACAAAACAGATAAGAATATTTGTAGAGTGTTGTTACTCTACATTAGAGCAATCATTAGACATAACTATTTTAATGATGAAAATGATAGCTTAGATGATTTCTATGATTTAGATGCAGTTTATTGGAAAGAACATGAACAAGAGGCTTATTTAGAATTTATTAAGCTGCTTGAACAGTTAGGATACCAGGTATCTGATGAAGAAAGAAGTTATTATAACGGCACTTATCAAGCTTATAAAGAGTGATAAAACAGAATAAAAAATAAAGGCTCTGATAGATGAAAAAACACCTATCAGAGTTTATTACTATATATAGAAAAGAAAAATAAAGGGTTTAAATACCCTTTTTAAACCTTGATTAAGCGATTATTTTTACGACGATTTTCAAAAATAGGAGAATGAAAAAATGCACTGGTACAAGAAAATAATCAAGGCTGGACCTTTGAGAGAAGAAATAGTTTACAAGAGTATAAGAAAAATTAATAAACCTCATTCATCAAGATGCTTAGGAAAGAAGAGTAAATCATCAGAAAAGCAAAGACTAAGGAATCTGATGGAATGTAAAAGAAGAGTTCAGAGATTAATCTGCAATAATTTCACAACTAAAGACTTGTATATTACTCTCACTTTCAAAGAGAACATTTCTGATGAAGATTGCCAAAGAGAATTTACAAACTTTGTTCGCAGATGCAAAAATCATTGCAAAAATCATATGAACAAAGAATTTAAATACATAGGATGTACCCAGCGTGGTGAGATAAAAGGAAGATGGCACGCTCATGTTGTTATCAGTTACATAGATTTTAACATTCTGCGTGATAAGTTGTGGAAAAAAGGTGGCATCAAGATTGAAGGTTTATACGAAGATGGAGCATATGAAAGACTGGCAAAATATATCACATCAGAGAAAACCGGTAAAAGGCAAATGAAACAATCAAGAAATCTTGTAAAGCCATCAGAAAGAGTTATTGAACTATCACCTACAGCAGCAATAGTTCGTAGAATTAAAAAGGGCCAAGCTATGAAACAACCTAAAGGCTACTTACCTCTTCTTGACCAGTGCTATACACACATTAATGACATAACAGGTGAATCTGTCAGAATGGTTTACATCAATAATGACTTCTTGTTTGGAGGTGGTCGCTATGGCTCGGAGTAATACTGCTCAGTATAGATGCCTATGCCCTTGGTTTATTCGTGATGGAGTAAGAAACATAGACTGCGAAGCATGTAAGGGTTTTGGTAAAGAAATAAGAATAATATTTGACAGTGAAGAAGAAAAGAAGGCTTTTCAAAAAGAATTCTGTTTCGATCGGCATACAGGACTTGATGACTTTACAGTCAAATACAAAAAATGCCCTTATGCAGAGTTGGCTGAATATATGTGGAATAAAAGCTGAACATAGTTTGGCTTATTTCTGATGTAAAAAAATTTTATTTTCCATATATAAGTAAATATATATAAGACAAGCGTACAACATTTTTGGTGTTGTGCGTTTTTTTAATTGTGTTTTGTTTGAAAAATAAAAAAGCTAAAATCAAAATGAATATATCGTGAGGTGCAAAAAATGAAGAAAGGAAGAAGAAAAGCAAAAGATAGTGTCAACTGGACTGAAGCCAGAAGATTTTATCTCCAAAATGATGTTAGCTATCAAGATGTTGCAGATAAATTCGGCACAACAAAAGCAAGAGTTGCCGAACATGCAAGAGCAGGACCAGATAAAAAGGGTTGGGTTCTGATGAAATCAGAATTAAAAGACAAAATAGACACAAAAACGGAACAAAAGTTTGTTGAAAGACAAGTTAAAAGCAATGTGGAAAACCTTAATTCTGTGTATATGGTTGCTGAGGACTTGATAACAAAAGCTAATGAAGCAGTAGGTGAACTTAATCATCATCTTGTAAAAAGCAAAACGAAGAAGAAAAAAACAAAGTATTCAAATGCAAAAGGTAGAACAAATAAGGCTTTAAGTGAAACGGTAATTGAAGAAGAGAAAATCAAATTTGTGCAAGGTGATGTTAATACAAAGAAGATGAAAGACATTGCGACAGTAATTGAGAAAGCTAAAAATATCTTTATTGAACAACCTTCAGAAGACAACGGTTCCGGTGTAATCATAATGCCAGAACAAGAAGAATTAACACCACCAGAGAATGAAGATGTTTTGAATGAGTAGTACAGCAGTATGGACACCACAACCTAAACAAATTGAAATGATGAAGCATGGGGAAGACGAAGGGTTCTACGGTGGTGCAGCAGGTGGTGGAAAGTCGGAATATTTGGTAATTGAAGCTTTAAGACAAGTCAATCACCCACAGTATAAAGCTTTAATACTGAGAAAAACATTCCCAGAACTGCAAGAACTGTTGGAAAAAACAATGTACTACTATCCAAAAGCTTATCCAAGAGCAAAATATAACGGAAGCGAACATGTGTGGACTTTTCCAAGTGGTGCTAAAGTTCAATTTGGCTCTTTACATCATCTCAAAGACAGATTTAAGTATCAAGGACAGCAGTATAATTTCATTGGATTTGATGAGCTAACTCATTTCCAATGGGATGAATATGATTTCCTTCGTTCAAGGTGCCGTTCTAAAGCACCAGGATTGAAACAGTACATTAGAGCTACAGGAAACCCAGGTGGCATTGGCCACGGTTGGGTTAAGAAATATTTTGTTCGAGCCGGAGAACCAAATAAAACTATATGGGAAAGTCAAAAGATACAGTATCCTGACGGTCACATTGAAAGAATGTGGTTATCAAAAGTCTTTGTACCTTCTAGGGTATATGATAACAAAATCTTGCTACAGAACGATAAGAAGTATCTTGCTAGACTTGCTTTTATGGATGAAGCAAACCGAAAAGCATTCTTGGATGGTGATTGGGATACTTTTGCAGGACAAGTTTTTACTGAATTTAAAATAGGCATAGGTCCTGAGCTTGATACACGAAAAGGAACACATGTTATTAATCCGTTTGAAATTCCTAAGAGCTGGTCGATAATCAGAAGTTTTGACTGGGGTTATACAAAACCATACTCGGTTGGTTGGTGGGCTGTTGATCATGATGGACGTTATTACAGAATCAATGAACTTTATGGATGTACAAATGAGCCAAATACAGGTGTTAAACACTCAGTAAGGAAAATAGCTAACCTTATTAGAGAAAAAGAAGAAACAGATCTAAACCTTAAAGGTAGAGAAATATATGGAGTTGCTGATCCAGCAATTTTTGCAGATAGAGATAGCGGTAATTCATCTATACAAGCTGATTTCGCAAAGTCGGGTGTTTTTTGGAGTAAAGGCAAAAATAACAGATTGTTTGGTAAGATGCAAATGCACTATCGTCTATGTTTTGATGAGAGAGGTATTCCAATGATGTATGTGTTTAATACATGTAAGGACTTTATCAGAACTATACCCAATCTTGTATATAGTGAAGTATCTGTAGAAGATGTTGATACCACACAAGAGGACCATATCTATGATGAAACTAGATATGCCATCATGGAAAATATTATCCCACCAAGAGAATCAGCTATATATACTCCAATATCTTATGACCCTTTGTCTGGCCAACAAATGTATAATGGTGCAAAAATTATTAATTACTAGTGAGGTTAAAAATGCAAGATAATATAAAAAACAAAAATGATACAGCAGTATCAGAAAACAAAAGAGAAACAATAGGTAGAAAAGGTAAGATTGACGAGAAGAAAGTTGCAGAGTTTGAAAGCATCTTGTATAAGTATCGAGATGGAAAGCAATTTCTTGACGAAAAAATCAAAAATGACTACGAATGGTGGAAGCAAAGACATTGGCACTTGCTCAAAGGTAAGCAAGTTGCAGAAGGTAGCAAAACTGTAGATATGGTTAATAAAGAACCTGAACCTACTACTGCACATCTGTTTAGTTGTATTCAGAACAAGCATGCAGATGCAATGGATAACATACCTGAGTTAATATTTCTTCCGGTATCTAAAGATGATGAACAAACATGTTCTATCCTTAACAAGATTATTCCGGTAGTTAACGAACGAAGTAAATTTACTAGAGCGTATAGTGGTTGCTGGTATGACAAGCTGATTGCTGGTGCAGGCATTTATTTTGTTGGTTGGAATCAAAACTTGTATTACGGACTTGGTGATGTGGAGATTAAGAAAGTTGACCCATTAAAGTTGTTTTGGAAACCTGGAATTAATAACATACAAGAAAGTCCATTTACCTTCTATGTTGAAGAACTACCACTATCAGAAGTGAGAGAGCTATATCCATATTTAGAAGTAACAACTGGTAATCATTTAGCACTACAAGAACACCCTAAACAAGAACAAGACATTGAACAAGATATAGTTCAGCTTGTTCATTGTTATTACAAAGTGAATAATAGAATACATTATTGTTATTTTTCGTGTGGTCAAGTTATATATGCTAGCGAAAATGATGAAAGATTTAAGAATACAGGTTACTATCTTCATGGCAAACATCCATTTGTGATTGATTCGTGTTACTCAATATATGATTCACCTTTTGGATTTTCTCTCCTTGATGTAGAAAAACCTACACAGGAACTTATTGACAAATATACCCAGTTTACTGTTAAGAATGTTAAAGATAATGCAGCAGGCAAGAAATTCTATGACAGAAACAGTGGTGTGAATTTAAATGATTTACAAGACCCAGGCAAAGAATATGTAGCAGTAAACTCTATCAATGATGGTGTTATAAGGCATGTTGAAGTTAAAGATATTACTGCTAATATGTCTGGACTTATTAATAATAAAGTCGCAGAGATGAACGAAACATCCGGTAATAGAGATTTCACGCAAGGTGGAACAGTAGCTGGTGTTACATCTGCATCAGCTATAGCAGCATTACAAGAAAGTGGTAGCAAGGGTAGTAGAGATTTAATTAAGAATACATATGAAGCTATGAAAGAAATAGGTGAGATGGAAATTGAGATAATGCGACAGCGTTATCAGAATACAAGATTCTTTCGTATTACAGGCACAGAGGAAGAGTATGACTTTGTTGAATTTAACAATCAAGATTTGTTACCAAGAGAAATAGAGCAGGAAGATGGTCAGCCTATTCTTCATACTCCAATTTTTGATGTAAAAATTAAAGCACAAAAGCAAAGTCCATTTTCGACAATGGCTAATAATGAACAATATCTTAACTTTTTTAAAGCAGGTATGTTTAATCCACAAATTGCAGACCAGGCACTATTATGCGTGGAGTTACTAGAATTTGAGGGAAAAGAAAATCTAATAAGAAAGTTGAAAGAAAATGGTACATTGCTACAAACTGTGCAAGAACTGCAAGGTCAGTTACAGCAGTTTAATAACATTATTCAAATATTACAACAGAGTCCACAAGGTTATATGTTGGTTCAGAATGCTATGCAACAAGTTCAGCAACAACCGGTTGAACAAATGAATATGGATACTAAGCGTGAAGGTGATCCTAATGCAAGTGTCCCTATCGAAACAAATTCAGTCGGCGATACTCAGCAACTACATAATTGGCAAGCCAAGAAAGCTGCAGAACAGAGTAAGAACCAGGCAGAACAAAAGTAAGGTGAGAAAATGAAAGCAAGAATTATCAAACAAGAAAAGAAAAAAGAATTTACTGAAATATCTGTAAATGTCAATGAGAATAAATACTCGATTACTGCAGTTGGCCATAATCACCCTAAGATATGTGCAGCTATCTCATTCGCTTTGATAACATTAGCACAAGCACTTGAATTCCAGTATCAAGACAAGAAAATCACTAATCTTGTTACTAAGCTAGAACCTGGTAACAGTTCGATTAAATTTGAAGATGAAAGTCAAGATACTTCAGAAGCAAGAACTATCGTCAACACTATTGTTGATGGACTATCTATGTTACAAATGGCTAACAGTAGAAAAATTATAATGACAGGTAATGTCTTTGGTGGTACTGCAGATGAAATACATAGAAAGCAGATGGAACAAATGAAACTAAGAGAAAAGTCTGTTTTAGAGTATATGAGTAAAAATAATGCTGCAGCAGTAAAAAGAGAAGAAACAAAGAAAAAGTATGAGAAATATAAAATTGAACATCCAGGCCATGGAACGGATGATAGTGTAATCGAGAATGGTTATGATGAATTGATGAAGGAGATTGAAAGTAACAATTAATAAAAGTGCATTACTTTTGTTAATAGCTACTGAAAATAGTTGTGTTTTGTTTGGAAAAATAATTAGTTATAATAATAACAGTGACAGAAAAGTCACAGAAAGGACAATATTATGTTCACAGAAAAAATGTCAAGATATATCTACTCAATGAATTTAAGTCTTTTTGACGGTGCTGGAGCTGGTTCTGGTGGTGCTGGCAATGTAGGTGGTAATGTTGCAGGTGCTAATGGTAACGGTTCAAGTTCGTCTGGCTCAGTTGGGATGACCACAGCTCAGCAGAGAGAAGCTGAAATTAATAGTAGAATACCTTGGGACAGGTTGAAAAACGGTAAACCTGCAGAATTAAATGGTAGTAATCAGAAGAACACCACTTCTAATGGCAGAAAAGGGGATTTCGCCAATCCAGCCGTTAATCAGAATAATCAAAATATTAATGAAGAGCGTTGGAATGAAGTCAAAAAAGGTGAATTTAAAGACTTCTACGATAAAGATGTGGCTAATGCAGTTAAAAACCGTGTTGGTAATCTACATAGTCAGCTGGAACAGTCTAATGCAACCAATCAAGAGTTACAAAGCATTGTTGATGCAATTAAGTTAAGATACCCAAATGCAGATAGTAACGAAGCATTACTTAATGCGATTAATGGTGACGATAGCTTAATTGACCAAATGGCTTTTGATAATGGCCTAACACCGGAGCAGTACAGAGAGAGTATGGCTCAGCAAAGACAGATGAATGCTGAACAGCAAGAACTTCAAGAGTTGAGACAGTGGAAACTCCAACAGGAGCAAAACAGAGAATACGAAAATCAACTACCGGAAGTCCTTGCTAAGTATCCAAACTTTAATATGCAAGAAGCTATACAGAATCCTACATTTGCAAGAGCATTGGCATTACAAAGAATGGATGGTAGTGAACCAAGTCTTCTTGAAGCTTATGAGTTCGCTTATAGAGATCAGCTAATGGCACAACAGATTGGCCAGACTGTTCAGATGGCCAATAGACATTTCACCGAACAGCAAATAGCAAATAGCTTGTTACCTAATTCTAGTATTACAGGTGGTGTTGCACCGTCAACATCACAGTTGACAAAAGATAAGTACGAACAAGCAAAAGCTTTGATGAAACAAGGTAAGTCAGCAAGTCACCTATTCAGATAGATAATTCCAATTCTCTATTAAAAGAGGAGAATTGATATGAAAACTTATAAATTTACAATGCTACTAACTCTTTTTGATGTTACTATTGGACCCGGTGGTTTATATCAGGACAACGGCAATGTAGTTAATGCGATTTCAGTTAGTGCAAATGATTTAACGGTAGAACAGAGAATGTTCTACCATATGGATCTTGTAGAAATCCATAGTGCTAATCTAGTTCATGAGCAGTTTGCTATGCACAGAAAAGTTCCACAAGGCAGTGGTCCTATCTTCTCTATGAGGGGTTTTGACCCTTACGAACCTGCCACTACACCGCTTCAAGAAGGTGTAACACCTGCAAAGCCTAATAAGATGAAGCCATTTCAGGTTGTAGCTGAGATTAAATCATATGGTGCATTCACACCTCACACAGATTGGCTACATATGGTTGCAATGGATGATGTAGCACAGCAGGATATTAAGAAGCTGGGTATTCAGTCTGCACAGACTAAGGAGATTTTGATTAGAGATACCTTATCAGCAGGTAAGTATGTAATGTATGCACCGGTTGAAGCTGCAGATGGTACTCTAACTTATGTGTCTGACAGAACTTCTCTAACATCAAAGAATAAATTCTCTGTTAGAGAAATCCTTAGAGCAGTAGCCTTCTTGAAAAATCACAATGCACAACCTATTGACGGTTCATTTGTTTGTATTATTCACCCAGACACTGAGCTTGATGTTCTAACAAGCAAAGGCTTTACTGAACTTGTTAAGTACACAAACAATGTCGAAAGAGTTTATAACGGTGAAATCGGAAAAATCGGTATGGTCCGTTTTGTAGTATCATCTATGGCTAAGAAATGGGAAAAGGCCGGTGCAAGCGAAACATCCGGTAAAGCAGATGTTTATAGTTCCCTTGTGCTTGCAGACGGTGCTTATGTTGTTGCAGAATATGAAGGTGGAGGCCTTCAGACATTCCTTAAACCAGTTGGTTCTGCCGGTTCTGCTGACCCATTAAACCAGCGTGGTACAAATGGTTGGAAGTTCACTCTTGCGGTAGCTAGAGTAGTTGAAGAATATATGATCAGAGTTGAAAGTGGTGCTAGTGCTAATCCTTATTACACAACATCAGCTTAACTAAACTAATTAAATTGTCCCACTACTATTAAGTAGTGGGATATTGAAGTATTAAAGGAGAAATAAAAGATGGCAAGAACATCAACTAAAGATAAAGAAAATGTTGTAGAAGAAGCTACAATTACTTCAGTAACAAAAAAAGAAAATGAAGAGCTTAAAGCATCAAGAGAAGAAAATGTTGTAGAAGAAGCTACAATTACTTCAGTAACAAAAAAAGAAAATGAAGAGCTTAAAGCATTAAGAGAAGAAAATGCTCGACTTAAAAAACAATTAAAAGAAAAAGAAGAAACACCGGCAGTGAATGTAACTAATGATGAAGTAGCAATTGACTGTAACGGTAAGAAGTTTACACCTAGAAATGATGGTGGTGATGAACTGAGACGGAGAGGATTATCGGAAGAAGTTGTTCAGAATGAATTAGAACTTCAAAAAGAAGTTACTATTATTCTCCCTAAAGATCCATTTAAGGATGTTGATGTAAGACTATATGACCCATTGAAAAACATTACTATTGCTATTCAGCGTGGTGTTCCGGTAAGAGTTCCGGGCTATATTGCAAAGTCTTTGGAACGCTCACAGAACGCAGATATTGTTACAGCAGAAATGATGAATAAGATGTCAAATGAATTTGCAGAACAGGAAAAAGAATATAATAATTAAATTTTAAGGGTGGTGGCTGGTTCACCACCCTTTATTTGTAGGTGATACTATGAAAATATCAGAGATTATTGATAGAGTACAACAAGAGTTTCCAGGCCAAGAAATGTTTACGGATAGTTGGATAATTAATCAGTTATCAATACTTGACCAGAAAATTAAAAGAGATATTTTTGACACTCACGATTGCCCTCAAAGAGCAACAGAATTAGATAATTATAACTTTGAAACTGACAGAAATACGGAACTACTAGTTAAAGCTCCGTATGATGATACATTATATACAGACTACATATTAGCAATGTGTAATCTCGAACTTAAAGAAGATGATGATTACAACATTAGAATCAATATGTATGAAAGTAAAGAAGAAAATTTGTGGAAAGCAGTAAACAGAAAATATAAGTTTATAGTTCCATATAAAGATTATAGATTTTAGGTGATGATAATATGTACCCAAAATTTAATAGAAGAAGAGAAAATACAATACCTATTTCAACATTTCTTGGAATTAACAGAAGTAGAAATACTACATTTTCTAAGATTAGTCATTACAGCAGTAACTATCAAATTGAATTTACTGATATGAAAAACATGACAGATGATTATTATCCTATGCTTAGCAACAGACCTAAAAGAGAAGCAGTAAGTAGAGTTAATACATTTGACAGAAACGCTATATGTAGTAATTTGCTTGTTTGTAATGATAGCTTAATGTGGCTAGAAAGTGATGGTATTATTTATCGTAATAATAGTGAATTTAGCAACTATTTTTCTACAGATGATTTTAATAAGAACATCAAAAGACAGTTAACCCTTATGGGAAACTATATTGTAGTTACTCCGGATAAGGTAAGGATAAACATTACTACAAAAGATGTTGAACAAATTGAAAACATATTTTATTCAAAAAGTGGTTCTGGAGAAATCCAAACATCAAATAATCAAAATGATGTTCCTAGCATTCAACGATTTGTAATTAATACATCAATAGAACAATCAGAATTGGAATATGTAGGAGATACGGCAATTGATTTAACAGATGAAAGTTATCAAAAAACAAATGCTGAAGTAGATAGACTTGCAGCCTTCAATAAAATAGGAAATATAGTTGAATATTATGATTATGGGGAAAAGCCAGAAAGAAGTGATAACTGTACTGCAGGATTATTTTTACTAACTGATATAGAAAAGAACCAAACCGGTTATTTTAATAAACAAAAAAAGATATTCACAGAAATATATGCAAACTATGTAAAAATTATTAGAACCGGAATTGGTAAAGGTTTTTCTGTTGGCGATACGGTAGAAATAAGCGAGATTAATAATTCTTGTACTTCAAGCTATAGAGGAAAAATAGGTGATTGGGTAGATACACTTAATAGTGTTTTCACTATCTATGATGTAGCTGATGACTATATTGTAATAAATGCAGTTTTAGAGAAGTCCGTACCTTATAGTGGTCCTATCAGAGTATCAAGAACTATGCCTGATATGGACTTCATGATTGAAAGAAATAACAGATTGTGGGGTTGTTCTTCAACTAATCATGAAATCTATTGTTGTGCTATAGGTGATTGTAAGAATTGGAATACATATCAAGATGCAATAGCTTCAGATAGCTGGGCTTGTACAGTAGGAACACAAGGAGATTTTACAGGATTAACTAGAATTGGTGATTACTTATATTTCTTTAAAGAAAATTGTATACACAGAATATCTGGTGAATATCCAAGTAACTTTACGGATACAACAATATATCAAAGTGGTGTTGAAGCTGGTAGTGAACAGTCATTAGTGGCAGTAGGTTCATCACTCTATTATAAATCTCCGGAAGGTATTACTAAGTTTACTGAAGGATATGCCAACGAACTTATAAGTAATGCTGCATTTGATAGTCAAAGATATGTTAATGCCGTAGCAGGCAGGCACAAGAATAAAGTGTATATGTCTTTGCAAAATGTTATGACAGGTGAATATGAATTATATGTTTATAACACAGAAACTAATTTGATTATGAAAGAGGATAATACACAATTTATTTCTACAGTAACACTTAGAGATAATATGTACTTTGTTGATGCTCAGACAGGATACATAAATAGTATTTCAGATAATAATGTTTTTACTGATTTTGCAAGTTACATTCATCCTGAGAGATTAGCAGAACAAAGAACATTTAATCTTCATGGTAATCAAAGATTGTTTGGTGATGTTGACGGTGATGGTGAAATAACACAAGCTGATGTTGAATTGCTAAAAAAATATACTGTACATAAAGCAGATTTGAATGAAGATGCTTTAGCTTCATCAGATGTAACATCAGATGGAAAAGTTAATATTAAAGATGCAACTGCATTAACAAATTACGTACACGATATGATATTAGTGTATGAAGAAGATATTAATTGGAATTTTACAACTGGTAATCTTTTTGAAAGTGATTTGTCAAATGAAAAAATCAAAAAATTACAAATTAGAGCTGAGATAACAGGTGATGCAGAATTACTAATTTTAACTAATAATAATTCACATTATCAAAAAATTAAGGAATTTAAAGGTCTTAAAAATCAAAATGTATATGTTCCAATTTTTGTTCAGAGATGTGACTACTTGAAAATTAAAATGCAAGGTAAAGGCTCTATAATACTTAAGTATATTGATATTACATATCTTGGAGGTAGCAGTAAATGAGAAGATTATCAAAAATTAAGACAGATACAAAAAATATTGCCGATGTAATCACTCAGTATAACAAGGCAGTAGATATTATTAACAACAGCCTGTCTAGCATTGGAACTGAAAATTTAAATCAAGAATTGCTATCAACACTTAAAGATATTCAGAATGATATTAAAGCTATCAAGAAAAAGCTAGGAGTGAAATAAATGAAATCAAGTGTAAAAACACAAACGGCATATAAGAACTTGAATAAGGCTACTAAGAAATATCAGTCAACTGCTAACAATGCACCTACCTACAATGAAAGTGGAAAGACCAAGTCTGCATATAACCAATGGACAAGTTACGAAAAAAATAACAAACCTGGTGAATATGCTGGAACATGGGCTGATGTTCTTAATCGAAAAGTTACCAATTATATTAATCAAGATCCATACTCATATAAGAGTCAAAATGATGTAAGTTATCAAGCTGCTAAGGACCAGTACACTAAGACCGGTCAACAAGCCATGAAGGACACCATGGCACAAGCTTCAGCTCTTACAGGTGGTTATGGAAATACATATTCTCAATCTGTTGGCCAACAACAGTATAATGCTCAAATGGATAATCTATCTCAAAAAGCTATTGAGTATGAACAACAGGCATACAACAGATATGTTGGTGACAGAGAACAACAGTTAAATACTATTAATGCACTACAGAATTTAGATAATACTGAGTACAGCAGAAATAGAGATGCAATTAATGATTACAATACTTTTTTGAATTATCTGCAGAACAAATACACAACACTAAAAAGTGTTGATGATGATACATTCAATCGTGAGTACAATATCTGGCAGCAACAACTTGATGCACATGGTACATTGATGTCTACTGCACAAAACAATTATCAGTACGAAAATACAAATGATATTAATAATTATCAATTTGGTGTTAATACTGATTTACAAAAGCAACAACTAGCAGAAACAAAGAGAAAGAACACTGCTGATATTAAGCTAGGTCAACAGCAACTAGCAGAAACCAAAGCTAGCAGAATAGCTACTAACAATTATAACAACAGATTACTGAACACCAAAACTACAACAACAAAAACAAGTGGTAGTTCTAGTTCATCTGATAAAGTAACTACAAATGCTATTAATAAAATAGTTAAAAATGGTGCTCAAATGTACAAGGACGGTACAACAGCACGATTAGCTAATTATCTAAACAATCTGCCTGAACAGTATGACGATTATATGGAAAGTATTATAGCACAAATAGGATTGCCTAAAAATTGGTTAGATGATTTTAGAAATGGGAAAATATCAGCAGAACGAAAGTAAAAAAGGAGTACAATATGTCAACTTACTTAGAACGAATGGATAAGAAGAAAAAAGAGGAAGAGCAATCTTCCTCTTATTCTACATATCTTGAGAGAAAAGAAGCTAAGAATATTCTTAATGGTACGGATACTTTTCTCCAAGATTACAGCACATTGGTTAATAATCATAATCAAACTTTGAAGGACACAAACAATTTCCTAAAAAGTAATGAATTAACTAATGACAATTTACACTCAAACATTATCAATGATAGTGATAACTATAACAATTTAAAAGATAAGTTATCAAAATTCAGAAATGAATTTGTACAAAGATATGGTGAAAAATCTGTATCTAAGATGGAAGATAGACTGTCTAATTTAGGACAGTCTATTAAGTCAACAAGTAAGAATATTGAAACCATAAAAAATCAAAAAAGTGAAATTAATGCAATTAAAGCTGAAGCTGAAAAACAGTCTGATTTGTTGTATCCAGGTCAAAAAACTAAAAGTGATAATGTATCATCTCTTGAAGTTAATGAAGCAAAACAGTTGACCGGTAATCCAATTGATATTTTATTCAATAATACTAGTGCTAAACAGGATGAAGCATTGGTAAAGAATGCAAGAGGTTACGCTAATAAGTATGCTAATATGTCTTATGCTCAGCTTAAAGATTCAGTTGCTAAAAATTCAAATTCTATGTCTGATGATGAAAAGAACTTTGTTCAAAAGCTCAAAACAACAAGACTAAGAGAAGAAGGTACTGCAGAAGATGCTAAAAATGAGTATGAACAACTAATTAAAAATGGAGCTAATGAAAACAGTCCTGAGGTGGAACATCTTAAAGGAATGTACAAGGAAAAGTATGATAGCGAAAACTACAGTAAACTATCAAAACTATCTGATGATGATGTAATCAAAGCTTTATATAGTGATGTTACAACAGGCTATGGTGCTGACCCTTCAACACAGAATTGGCAACAACAAGAACATTTTAAGAAAGATGATGTTAAATCATATATTACTAATTATGGTTCATTATCTTTACTTAAAAAATATAGAGATTATCTTAAAGAGAATGGCGAGTACACAGAAAGAAACGAATTAGCACATTCTCTACTTGGAAATACTGATGCATTTGACAGTACAAAGAATAAAAATGAAGATGAAATTAATCAGCTTGATGATGTTATTAAGATAAGAGAACAAGAAAACTATATTGATGACACATATAAAGAACTTTCCAAAAGCCACGATTTTGGAAAGTATGGTTTTGTTGCGAAAGGTAAAGACTTAAAAAACATAACAAGCAAAGAAAAATATGATATAGTTATTGATTACTTAAATAATAAGTTTGGTGGTTCTTCTGATGAAGCAAAAGGTTTTAAAGATAACACTGAAACTTATAGCAATTACGTTACTGCACAAGGAGACAGACAAAAAACACAAGAGTTTGCTAAAGAACATCCGGTGTTAGGTACACTGCAGTCAATAGTAACTAACTTAGGAAATTCTTTATCTTTGCTTCCTTTGGCTGATACAGTTGACAGTGTTGTTGGTATTGATATAGATACAAATGATAAGTTACATACTATATCAAGATTAACAAATGACTTGCGTGAAGGTGCTAAAAGTAATTTAGGAGAAACAGGACAGTTTATCTATGATACTGCAATGTCAGCAGTTGATAGCGCATCATATGTTGCAATGGGTAATGCTTTAGGTGTAGCAGGTGAAGCTGCAGGTATTGCTAACGCTACAAACTATGTTCCTGAGATAGTTAATGGTCTTATGAGCAACATTGTGGCACAACAAGCTATTGTTGAAGGTAAGGAAAAAGGTTATAGTGATACTAAAGCTGTGTCAATGGGTATTATTCAAGCTGCAATAGAAGCTATTACAGAACAATACAGTTTAGATACAATCATCAAGCATCCAAACCTATTAAAAGGTGCATTAGTGGAAGGCTCAGAAGAAGTTGCATCTAATTGGCTTAATAATGTAGTTGATGCAGTTGCCAATGGTGATAAGAATAGATACAGACAATCAATCGAAGAATATAAACAAAAAAATCCTAACGCATCTAATGGTGAAGCATTGGCAAGTGCCATTTGTGATAGCTTTAAGGATGATGGTTTGTCATTTATTGCAGGTGGTTTGTCCGGTGCTGCTATGTCAGGAACACAAGTCGGTATTAACAAGGTAAAGCAGTCATCAATAGATAGACAAGTAAGAAATAGTAATATAGAAACTTTAGACAGTATTATCAATAATGACCAGTTTAAAGATACGGAAGTTCAGCAACAAGCAAATTACTTAAAAAAAAAGGTCCTCAACAAAGATGAAATAACCTCATATGATTCAGTTAAATTACAAAATGCACATTTGCGTACTGCATTGAGAGAAGTAGTACCGGATGAGGTCCTTAATAATACAGCAGCAAAAAGTGATATAGAAGTTGCTACTGAAAATGGTGTTGAGAAAGTTAAGTCATCTTTAGGTGCATCACATCCAAACGGAATACTTGCTACTGTGGAAGGTACAGAAACAAAAGCAGTTACTAACATTTTATCATCAAATAGTGGAAAAATGATATTACAAACAGATACAGGCGATACTGTTAATCTAGATGATGTAAAATTTAAAAGTCCTTCACAGAAAGTAATATTTGACCAAGCATCTAAGTATGATACTAATGGTGCAAAGCAATATATAATTTCAGTTGACAATTTCAAAGGCAATTCCAAAAACTTTAACATTGCATTTGATACATTATATAAGGCTGGTAATACAGGCAATACATATGAAAATGTTGTCGAAAATAAAGAGATTAATAAAGCTAATAAGATTCTTGGTCAACAAGCTATGAATGTTTTTAATTCCGGTTTAAATGATTATCAAAATGCAATTTCAGAAAATCAAAGACTAACTGATTTAACAAATGAAACATTAGAGCATTTTAAGACTATGTATGATGTTGCTAATGAAGAAACAAATAAAAACTATGTCTATAAAGATGGAATTCTTACTTCTGCTGATATTGACAAACCATCAGAGCAACAAAGTAATGTGTCAGAAACACAGAATAGTGTTCAAGAGCAACAGAATGAAGAACCACAGGAGAAAGAGCCAATTAAACTACCTAAGAACGAAAGTGATAAGCTATATACTGAGCTAGTCAACAAATTTAAAGGTAGAGAAGATGAATTTACTGATTTATGGGGTAAAGCTTATTATGCCGGTGCTAGAGGTGTGTCATATAATAGTGTTGCAAAAAATATCAACTATTTGGATGTTATTCGTCAAATAGGTAGCAAAGATGTTCAACGCATTATGGAAGCCGGTAGAAGAGATAGTGTAGCAGAAGTAAAGGCTTTAATGCAAAATTCAAAACCACAAAAGAAAACCGGTGGTAAAGTTGTAGTAGCTGAATCAGCAAAGAAAAAAGTTAAAAATACAGCAGTATTTGAACATATAGCTAATAATATTGGAACTGACATTTATGTAGAAGATATTAAGGATAAGCGTATCAATGGCTACATTGATAAAGACGGAATTCATCTAAACGCTAATCATGGCCAAGAAGGTATGTTGTTTGCAATATGCCATGAAGCTATCCACAAACTTAAATTAGCTAATATCAAGGGTTACACAGAATTAAAGAACTTTGTTATGGATGTTCTTACTGATAGTGGAATGAATATTGATAGCAGAACAATGAATGTTATCAATAACTATCTGGAAACAAATAGTTTGAATAGGGATAACTTAACAGAAGAAGCCGAGGAAGAAATCGTAGCTAATGCTTTTGGTTCTATCATCAGCAACGAAAAAGCTATGAAAAAAGCTTATTCTCTACCATCATCAAAGAAGAAAAATCTTGTATCTGCAATTAAGTCAATCATCAACAAACTAAAAGAATTTTTGAATAAGCTATCAAACCAAATGCCAGAAGTAAAAGCATTAAAGGACAACATTAATGCTCAAATTAAAATGGCAGAAATCTTTGCTAAGAATATTGAACAGTCAAATTCTAATAAGGATAGTAAGAATAAAAAATATCTATATCTAGGTACAGAATCTAAAACTGCTAATATTTCAAAGCTTAACAAAGCAAAAGAAATGGAAGAAGATGGTGCATCATCTGAAAGCATTAGAAATACTACAGGGTGGTTCAAAAGTTATGACGGTAAGTGGAGATATGAAATTAGTGATAAAGATATTCAGTATTCAAGAGATGGTAAGTTTACTAATAACCCACAGTTAAAGAGAAAAAATGAACTCTTTAATAAGTTTCTTATGGGTACTATTACATCCGAAGAAATGAATGAATATAGTAACCTGAATAGTAACAGAGCAGTAAAGCCGATATTTCTATCAGATTTTGTAAAGCATGATAAATTGTTCAAGTCTTATCCTCAGTTAAAAGATGTGACACTTTCTATTGATAGTGATATGTCTAGCAAAGAAAAGGGCTTTTACGATAACGGACTAAAAGAAATACATATCGATAGTAAATTAACCGGTGATGAAGCAGTTAAAACAATTCTTCACGAAGTACAGCATGCTATTCAACACATAGAGAAGTTTGCTACCGGTGCAAATGGTAGTAATGAAAACTATAATAGAGTTGCCGGTGAAATTGAAGCTAGAGATAGTGCTCATAGAAGTAACTTTACTGAAGAACAAAGAAAAAACATCCGTCCTGATATTGACAGAACAGATGTTGCATTTTCTAATGATGATATTAGTCTTGCAAAAAGAAGAAATAAGAAAGGCTTTAAGAAAGCCCTTAATGAATATGAATGGCATATCTTCAATTCTGCTATGGTTGATTCACAAACTAGAGGATTTAGAGTTAATGATAATGGTATTTTAATACCAAATCAAAATGATGCACATAGTTACAAATTAGTGTTTTATGATGATTTTGAAGATGGTCCACAAATTCAAGAAGTTTACAAACTTGAAAATTATGATTATAATATGCATAGTGATGAACTTAATATAGTAAAATTTCTATCAGACTATTATAACGGAAAGGATAAATTAGAATATGACGAAAGAAGGAAAATTTTTCACGATTATTTATACTTGTCAGGAACGATACTCAAAAATTTTAATAAACGAACTTGTAGGTGGAATACTTACAACGGAAAAAAGAGTGGACGAAGTTCTGAAATTAGTGAATCAAAACTTGAACGAGGAACAGATGATGGAAGCACTAAAGAAAATAAGACAAAGGGATCAGATACCTTACGAAGATTAAACGGTCAAAGTTTAGGAGCAAACTTACCTGGTAAGAAGTTTTCTATCTTTGAAGATGGTACAGATAAGAACTTAGTTGCTATGCACAACCTTAGTGCAGATAATCTTGAAACTGCACTAAACCGTGGTGGTTTACCTATGCCAAGTATAGCAGTTACAAAGGATAATATCTCCCATAATAACTTTGGTGAAGTCAGTGTATTATTTGACAAAGACACCATTGACCCTGAGATTAATAACAACCATGTTTATGGCAGTGATGTATATTCTCCTACACATCCCGGTCTTGAATACAAAGTTAATGAAAATAAGAGCAAAGAGGTATATGATTATTTCAAGGATGAATTAAAAAACAAGGATATGGCTTTTAAAGCTAATCCGGTAAACTTTAGTTCAGCTAATTTAAGTAACAAGATTAATTCACTAAAAGGTGAAGAAAACTTTATTGATTCTCTTAAGAGTAATTATGAAATGAAAAACTTCTATCTCTCTCTTAATAATAACGAAGTTAAAAAGGTTAAAGATTTAGTTAATGAAGAAGTTGAAGAAGTTGATGAATTAACTGCTGATTTTTATAATTATCTCTACAATAATATGAATGAAGAGATGAAAGAAATTAAAGACTTAAGTAATCGTGAGTGGTTTAAAAAGTATAAAGAACAATTTAATTCTGTTACTCAATCATATATAGACAAGTGGAAAGGTTCTTCTCTTGCATCTATTAAAGAATTTATTGCTAATGAAGCACGAAAGAACGGAATAAAAATGGCTGCTACTGTTAAGAAAGTTTTAAACTATAAAAATAATAACGGTAAGATTGTCAATACAACAACAGTAAAAGATTATGACGGTGCTAAGAGAGAAATTGATAAGAGAATCAATCAGAAAGATTATGAACAGTGGCTTAAAGCCACATTTAATGGAATTGTTGAAAAGACAGGTATAAGAAAGCCAAATGTTGATGCTTATACTTCTAGAGGTGATAGAAAAAGTTTTGAACAACTGCACTATGCTGATACATTAGACAATATTGTTAAGGCAATGAAAGATGTTCAAAATGGCGAAAGTTTCTTTGGTGGTAATCAGTTATGGGCCATTGGATCTAAAGAGTACAGCAGTATTAAAGACATTAAAGGTGATTCATCTAGACTACAGATGTTAAGTGATGAAGAACATAGTGAAATCAAAAGTGAATTAGGTGTAAGATTTCAAAATATTGCTAAAGAACTTGTCAATAACACTGATTTAATGAGTTTAGATTCAGCTTATAATAATATAGCTGATGCAGTCAGACATTCAAAGAATGAAAATCAAATGCTGAAGTACCTTAAAGAATATTATCCTAAAACTGCAACATCAGAGATTGTTAGTGAAATAGTCAATCTACTTGATGATGTAAGTAATATGCCTACAGGTTACTTTGAAGCAAAGCCACAGAGAGTGATTTCTCCTAATGAAATCAAAGCAGTTGTTATTCCATCTGAAACATCAGCTAATGTAATTGAATTACTGCAGAAAAATAATATTCCTTATTATGAATACTCTTCTGATGAAAACAGAACTGTTGCAACTCAACAAGCTATTAATGATACTAAAATTCGTTTTTCTAAGTTTTCTGATAAAATCAAAAAAGAAGAAACACGAAGTGAAAAAGCATTAAAGATGACGAATGAAACCTTGTCAGAACTTCTAAATATGACAGAAGAAAAAGGTTTTGTTGATGATGATAAAGTCTATAATGAAGTTGCAAAGAAAATTTTGAAAAAATATAACTGTAATTTTTCTTCAAAAACTTTTGCTGAAAATGTAAAAACAGTTATGAATTATGCAAACAATCAAAAGGTACTTGATAATAATGATTATATTAATCAGCTTACATATGTTGCTAATGAAGCATTAGACAAACATAGAAGTATCAAAGATAATTTTGCTGAAGAAAGAAAAATTGTTAATGACTATTTCAGTAAAAAGAACTTATTGTTATCAAATAAGCAGAAAGAAATTCTTGACTTTGGCATAGGTGCAAATACATTCATCAATAAAATGTATGGTATGGCCAACATAGTGACTGACAGTAACTTGTTGTCTTCAGATAGTAATACTATGTACTTAAAAGAAGCATATGAGAGTTTGCAAGATGAATTAGGAATTGATTTTCTTCCTATGGCTACTGAAGAAGAAATGCCGAAAAGATTGTTGCAACTTAAAGAACTTTTAAAGCCACAGATTAATATTGACGGTATGAATAGATATGATGTATCTATGAATATGGTTCAAGATTTTGTTACTGAACTAGCAAAGAGTAAATACTCTAATAAAAATACTGAGATAACAAAGAAGATTAATCAGCTGGTTTCTCAGCAGAAACAGTGGAATAACGAACTGAAAAAAGAGTATAATCAAAAGCTTAGAGAAGAAAAGAAAAAGTATGAAAACAATCTTAAGAAATATCAATCTGAAGTTGGAGATTATAAACAAAAGATTACATATGAAAAGCATCAGAAAATCAATGATTTAAGAGCAAAGCAAAAGGATACTCTTGAATGGTATAAAGATAGAAGAATGCAGACAGTCTATAAGGACAAGATACGCAGAATGTGTAGTAGATTGGGCAAAATGATTAATACGGAAATAAGAAAAGAAGGTATTCCTTTACCTACTAAGCTTATTAGAACTATGTCTAGTCTAGCTGATATTATTGACCCAGGTACTACACGAAACGGTAACAAAGTCACCGGCTATTCAACATTCATGAAGTTAAAGTCTATCTATGATGGATTACAAGAAGCTGATAATGAAGCTAACCAAGGTTCTGCTGAGGGTATTTATGCACTGCACTATCAAAAAGCAATTTCAAATTTAATTAAAGAATTGGCTATACAAATTGACGAAACACCTCTTAACAAATTAAATGGCTATCAGCTTAAAAAAGTTTATGATACTTTGCATATGGTTGAAAACAACTTTAGAAATGCTAAAAAAGTTATAGTTAAAGGTAAAACAATTGAATATAGCAAACTAGGCATACAAACCATATATGATTTAAGAGATGTTAGAGGTAATCTAAGGGAAAACTCTGATAAGAATAAATTTGGTGTACCAAAATTTAATAGATATGCAAACTATCAATTAGATTTTCTTCGTTTTATTAAAAGACTTGTTGGATATAATGAAGAATCACCACTATACCAGCAGGCTATGGAATTTGATAAAGCAGATAGTAAAGAAGCAAGAATACGAATGGAAAGTATGCAGCTCTTTACAGATGTTATGGCAAAAATGAAAGCAACAAAAGCAGAAGGTTATAAGCACAAATCTGTACTAGATGTATTTGACGGTAAGGATGCTAAAATGCTTGACTTTGGACTAAAAGACAGATTTACCGGAGAGCCGGTGAAAATATCTGCAGCTATGGCAGTAAGTATCTATCAAATGAGTATGAATGAAGATAACAAAAGGCACTTTGTTCTTGGTCAAAGAAATGTTGATATTCCTGGTGGATTAAATATTCCCAATAATGATTTATGGCAAAAAGGAAAGAAATCAGAAGCAAGAAGTCTTCATCATACAGTAGTTATGAGCGAAGGAACTTTAGATAAGATTTCTAAATATGTGATTAATAATGAATTGTTATTAGAATTATCTAATGCCACAGATAAATTTTTTAATGAAGTATCAAGAAAGTATATAGATGAAACTGCTAAAAGATTATATGGTTATCCTATCAGCATTGAAAGTCATTACTTTCCTATCAATACTAATTCAAACTATGTTGTAACTGATTTTGATACGGTAGTTCGTAACGCAAGCCTTGAAAATAAAGGATTTACTAAGAATAGAACTAATGGCCATAATCCAATTTGGCTTGATGATGTTACGGAAGTTATTAATAATCATATGAATGGCTTAGCGAAATATGCTGCATATACACCAATCATAAGAGATTTCAAGAAAGTATATAACTATACTGCATCAGATTACCAAACAAGTGTTAAGGATGAAATCGAAAAAAGATGGGGTGCTTCTGCAACTCAGTACATAAAGAATTTTATGGAAGATTTACAGAAGCCTTATACCTCTAATCTGGGCTTTTCAAAGTGGAGAGGTAGATTTGCTCAATCTGTTCTTGCTATGAATTTGTCAGTAACTATGAAACAAGCAGCTTCATATCCAACTGCAGCTGCAGTTATTGGATATAAACCATTAGCAAAAGCATTATTAGTTGGTGATAATGCAAAAGGTGAGAAAAAGATTTTGTTTTATAGAGCTAATAGAGCAGAGATTAACTCTATGACAGGTGTTTTCTTTGACCGTTACCAAGGTGATAATACAGCAGAAATGAGAGAATTTATTAATTCTGATGGCTGGGCTAAGAAAGTTCCTTACTTAATGAACTGGATACAAAAAGCTGATGTAGCTACTACAGGTCGCTTATGGCAGGCTTGTAAGTATTATGTTGAAGATGAACTAAAAATTGAAAAGTACAAAAATGGTACAAATGAATATACTGATGAATACAAAAAAGCGTTAGTTGAAACCTACGAAAAGGTTATCAAGAATACTCAGCCTATGTATTCAACAGTTCATAGACCTGCTGTTCTCCGTTCTCATAATGAATTAATGAGAACACTTACAATGTTTATGACACAGAGATTACAAAACTTTGGCATAATGTTTGAAGCAACAGGTAATTATCGAGCAAAGGCTAAAGCGTATTATAGTAGTAAAACTGAAGCTAATAAAATAGCATTAGATAAAGCAAAGAAACAATTTGTTAGAAGTATTAGTTCTCAAATTGTTGCAGGTATGACATTATCTGCAATGACACTATTAGCAAAAGCTATGATTCATGGTTTAGATAGATATAAAGATGATGAAGGAGAATTAACTTGGTTAAGTATTCTTTCAACATTTAGTTCAGACTTTATGGAAACAATGAGTGGTTGTGTTCTGTGGGGTAGTGAAGCTTATGAAGTTATTTCAAACATAATCAAGGTATCTAATGGTGGAACTGTTTATAACTCTGATATAGTTGATTTAGGTGTGTTTAATACTATTAATGACCTTCAAGATGCTATAATCGGTATGATAAGAACTTGTACAGCAGAAGAATTTGACGAAAGCAAATTCAATAAGTATTCATATAAAATTGCTTCCGGTGTTGCAAAGGTCTTTGGATTACCACTTGATAATGCGAAAAATATCATAATGGGTGGTGTTAATCTTGTTAAGGACTGCGTGGACAATGGTTCACCTTTAGCATTCAAAGCAGGTAGTAATATTTCATTATCAACTAGTGATTATGCTGAACATTTGTATGAATATCTTGTCAATAACGATAAAGAGGGTTATACAAAGCTGTACAATAAAGCAATGGCAGATGGTATTGACAGTAAAAAAATTCAAACTGCCCTCAAAGAGCAACTTGTTGGTAATGAGTTTGTACAGAAAGCTGCAGTAGCACTTCATAATGATGATATTGGAACATATGAATCCAGTTCTAGAGTGCTTATACTTCAAGGTTTTGATGCTGATACTGTCAAAAAGGCAGTTGACTCTTATATTTCTAAATACTTAGAAAAAGAGGAAGATAAGAAAAAAACGAAGATTAAAGATGATTATACAGAAAAAGAATTGTTTGATAATAATCAAGGCCAAACAGCACAATATAGTTATGATGACCTATGGAGAGCAAAAGAAAATGATAGTAGTTCATATCAAACTATCTATGATTCATTAATAAAACAAGGCAAAAAGCCTAGTGCTATTAAGTCAGCTATGAAAGCAAGAGAAAAGAAAAAGAAAGAAAAAGGAGAACAGAATAATTAATATGCAGAAGAGGTTAGCATTTAGCTAACCTCTTCTTGTGTTTTGTTAGAATATCAAAAATTATATAATATTTATTAAAGGATGTGATGAAGTGTGAATACTATCCCATTTAAAGTAAATAAGAATATTATTCAAAAAATAGGTGGTTATTCCATAGCGAGTTCAGAAAATAACTATACAAAGTTTGATTTTCAATTCTCTGATGATTGGAACAAGGTTGGAATACAAGTATCAGCTACTATGTTTTTTGATTCAGATAAAATACCGGATCCGGTTCTTCTTACTATGAGGAACGATAACACAGGTTATTGCTATTTACCGTCTGAACTAAAAGATGATCACGGCATTCTTAAACTTGGTCTAACAGGTGCGTATGTTGATGATAATAATGAAAAAGTTGTTATTAACACATTACTAACATCATTAACAGTAGGACCAGGAGCATATATGACCAAGTACCCAGCTAATGACATATACAAAGATATGTTAGCTAGAATAGCTTCATTTGATAAATCAAAGCAAGACAGATTAATTTGTAAGAATGGTATTACTATTGATAAGGATAGTAACATTTCTGTTGATGATGATTATGTAATTACAACCGGTAATATTCCCAAATATGTTGATCCAATAAAAAAAGAAATTGAACAACTAGAGAAAAATAAATTAAATGGTATGACTATTAGATGTACTGATTTATCTGAATTGTTAAATTATGAACCTGGTATTTATCTAGCCCTTTTAAATTGTGCCGGATTTTATGAATCATCACAGTTAGAAGAATGCGAAGTACTTATTGATGAATACGGAATTACTATCTATATAGTACAAGCAGGATTATTTTATTTTATTACAAAAGAGCAAGTTTCCAATGGTAAAATGCCTAAGAAACTTAATCTAAACATAAATGAAATTGATGCATGCTTAGAAAAAAAAGCAGACAAAACAGATGTAGATAATTCGATTGATGAAATAAAAGCCAATTTAGATACTAAAGAAAACACCTCTAACAAGAAAAATGCTATTGACGGAAGCTCTGTCTTTTATCCTAGCAACATAGCTGTTAAGAACTATGTTGCTAAAGAGCTTATTGAACCTAAATCGGAAATTGCTCAATTGAAACTTTGTAAGGCTGATTTAGTGCAAAGTCATAATATGTTTGATTGGGACAAACTATTAACAACAAAAAGTAATGTCTTTACTGTTAGCAAAACAGAAGATGAAGGTTATCACATTACAGGAAAAACAGCCAATAGATACAGTCAAATATTAGCTGATCAGGAGTTATCGCTAGAAGATGGCGATTATTATATCTGTGATAATGTGACCAATAACGCAATTGTTTCTGTGTGTTGTCAGTTGATTTTAATAGACACAGATGGGGATCGTACATATTACGGGAATATGAAGGTAACAATAGATAAAACTAAATATACAAGAATATTTTTATCTGTGCAAACAGACAACACAGTTGGAAAAGTCGATTCTATTATTTATCCAATGTTATGTAAATATGAAGATGCAAATATTCAGTATCTACCTAATAAGGTAGCTGATGGTGTTTCCTTACTTGCCAGACACATCAAGAAAAAGGAAAATATATCTAACAAAATTGATACAATCAACTCTCCCAGCACAATCTACTATCCATCAAGTAAAGCAGTATTTGACTATGTGAACAGTAAGTTAGAAACACCTCTATCAGATATTGAAAGTTTGAAATCTAGTAAGCTAGATAAAACAGATTTTAATAGCTATAAGACTAGCAACGATAATGCAGTTAATAGCAAAGTGGATACTACTGATTTTAACACTTATAAAACTGCAACAGACACTGATATTAGCAAGTGTGTTACAGATATTGCAAGTAACTCAGCTTTAATCAGCAAAAATCAAATTAATGTTACAACAGATAAGTCAACTAGCATTGTGCTTAATGACAGTAGTGATTGTAACATTATTAGTTTAACTTTGTACGGTAAATCAACGCAGAGTGCAGTACCATCCCCAACAAATCCTGTTGATATTAATAATATTAACAATCCGAGTATCACTTTTTCAGATGACAGTGACAGACAAAGTAATAATATTCAATGTACTTTAAGAGGTATAGGAAATGTGTGTGATACTCTAACAGTAAATAGTGATGGTACAGGTTACATAACACAAAGATTATTTGCTGAAAGAATCACATCACAGAGAAAGTCAACCAGCCTCGAATGGAATTATTCAAAAACAACCCATAGATTTTTCAGAAACGACTATTCATATTCATTTGATGTGAAAGACAA